TTTGATATTACAGATAGAGATGTGTTATTAACCGGATGGTTTCCTAGCACAGGTTCCTGTAGAGAATATCCTGACGCCGTAGTTTTAGGACTGTGGCAGACGTATGTCTCCAATTTAGCTCTCGCTAACCTAGAGGACTTGGAACTTTCCGAATTCGCTTCTTATTTTCGAGATGGAAAATGTGGAAGTCTTTGTGGACCAGGGACGGAGAAAGGAGGATGGTTTATCCTCGAATCATTCGAAGAAGCGCCAACCAGAATTGCACCTCCCTTGACGTGCGCAAATAATCCTAATGAAGCTGAGAAATTAGCTGCTTATGCTATTGCTGCTGGGTTGTATTCGGTAACTGCAGAACAATTCTTCTTAATCTTAGCCCAACTTGAATTAACAGGTACAGCTTTGATTGTAGATGAATCCGGTCCTAAAACAATTACAGTCTTCTACTGTCCTTGTGATGAACCACCATGCAGACCCGGTATCGGATGCGATGATGAGGGGGAAGAAGTACCAGACCCTAATGGGCAACCACCGAAGACTATTACGGTGAGAAATGATACAATCCCAACACCTACACCATTTCGTTTATCAATACCACCGGTACAATTACCAGTTCCTATTGTACGTACTCCTGCACCTGTAGTGCGTGATTGTGAAGGATGCTTCCCTAGGATTATCGATCCAGATATTATTATTATCCGAAACGACAATGAGCCTGAGGATGTCGTTTGTGATGGATGTTTGCCAGGCAACTATTCTATAACTATAGGTGGAGGTAATCCAACATACGCCCCGGGTAGATCACAAGGTTATTGCTTGGTGACGAGAGTCATATTCGCTGTCGCCTCTGATCTGTCATGGCCTGGAGTTCAAAATATATTCACTGGTCCTTTTCCAAGTAATTCTGTAGCGATTAGAGCTAAATTGCCTCCGAGTGGGCTTCGCAATTTCTGGCCAAATTTATGTCCGGCTTATAATTGTACTAACCCACAAGTATTCGGCGCGCAGTATATCACTAACGAGGCTGGGTACGGTTTGTATTATGTAGATATTTTAGATTCTCCACGATACCAATACGTTGGTGAGTCTGTAAATCAGTCTGCGTCAGGTGGGGGTCTCCTTGCGACTTACTCACGCGTTAGACGTGTGGATAATAACAATGGAAACACAGTTGGTGTCATCTCTCTGGGTATATCAAATATTCCAGGTCAGAGATCAAACACTCTTCCTCCTTCCCCAGCTCCAGTATTTGGTATTCCTCCTACTGTAGTTACGCTAGGACCTAGATTCAACGACGGCACAGTCAACTGTGGTATACAAACAGAAGCCTATGATACAGGTACTTGGGTTATTCAGTTCCTCCGTAGAGTTTGTTTAAGCGGTGAAGAAAGGGAACCTAATGATTTACTTGAAGCTTTGGCATCAAGGGAATTCTTAGTGTCGGCGAACGGTTTATTTCAAATTCAGTTACCTGGAATTAGATCTCAGAGACCTACATATTCAGGTAGCGTGAAATCGACGTTATTTTGCGACACTGCGACAGACGAGGGAATCTATGCTGAAACACAAGGTCCAGCTACTAGAACTTACATGTCACTCCCAGGAACCAATTATGCAGTTCAAATATACTCAGAACGTTTCATCCCAGGTTAGAATATCCAACCAGGCGTCCAATCAGGTAAGACAGGTGTCTTTACCACCTTCGGAAATAGTTCTTTAACCACAGTCCGAACCTCATCAGGCATAATAAAGCGCGTAGGACAAACAATCCTAATTTCAGTTCCATAAACGAGCGCTTGTAGTTCCTCTGGAGAGCGGGTGGATTTACTTCCCCAAATACTCATCTGAACTACTTGCTCGTCGTTATACTGAATTTTATCGCCTCGGAGAAGCATCGAGCGTTGATACGCATTTAGAACGATGCCTTTCTTTTGTTGAAACTCAGTCACACGAACTGAAGGATGTTTTCCATCGCGAGCAGTCAGTTGATACTGTCTGTACTTAACTTGTGCCTCGTTCATTTCGATGTGCTGACCATTGAGCTTACCACGAAGTTGGTCAATCGTCGGATAGACTAACCATTTCTTGTAGTACCGCTGTTGCCAACGTTTCATCTTTTCAACTACAAAATCAACTTCACATGAAAGACTATATCCATCTGCATAGAGTTCGGGCAAACCGTGTTCTTCTTCCCAGCTCAGTACCGTTTGAACACTCTGAAAGTTCTCAATTCCAGAACATTCTACATACTGATCCCGATTTTGACGACGTTTATGGTTAAACACCTCTCGTGTCGCCAATTTCAATGGGTGAACTTCCATAATAGCCCCAACCAACGGCTTAAAAGCAGGGTGGTTCTTTAGTTCTTCTAATGCTGAGAAAACTTCAATGATTTGAGCTCCGTTCTTAGACGCTTCGGATTTTGCATCTAAAATGATAGCAGATTCACCTTCTTGGGTGACGTCTTTGTATACCAATTTAGGCATCATCCTACATAGCGAGTGAATGCCTTTAGATACGTGGCTCCCATCTTCGAATTGAGTCGCAGGCCCGAATGGCTTAGTACCAGGAGGGTAATAGAAGAAGTACTTCTGACATAATACTCCATACCTTTCATTACCGGAGGCATACTCTTGTTTAGCAGCGTTCGCATGCATACCAAATTGACTCAAGTAATCCTCGAAGTCCAGGGCATCAATAAAGTCCCCTCGCCAGGTCATCAACGTATCATCACCGTAGCAGAAATGCTTAACGTCACTGATACTATACCTTTCGCGAAGGTCACTTACCATCACACTAGCGAGAATCCTATTCCAGAGTGTACCATATACCCCGGTGAGA